CTGGCTTTACAGGCTCTTCAATTTCATCTTCCTCTGTATCCTCTTCGTCTTCAATTTCTACATCAAAACCAAGGTCACTTAGCAGCTTAATTTCTGCATCATCAAGATCAAGGTCACTTAGCAGCTTAATTTCTGCATCATCAAGATCAATTTCTTCTGGCAATTTTTCCTCTGACAAATGCCGCTTTAGCTTTGCCTTTGCCCTGCTACCATTGAGTTTCTCAGAATATTCTACTTCCAATTTATCCAACAACCCCAATGCCACTTTACGTTCTGCATCTTCAATCTTCTTAACCATTTTCGACACTCCTTTTTCTTTTACAAATCTAAGTTCAGCCAACCCAAACTTTTTCCTTACAGTCTATTATAGCATTCACAAATTTCAATTTTGGCATAAAAATTATTTTTATTTTCCCTTCCTTCGAATTTTTATTTTTATCCTCTTTTTTACTTGACATTTTGGTTTTCTGAATCTGATTTTTAAAGCGATTCGTTGTGGCGTTACTTTCTTTTCCCTCCATAATTTTCCAGATTTGTCAAGAATATTTTCAATTTCTTCTTGAGAATTATTCCACCGGGTACATGATGCAATTGCCCGAATTTGAATATTTGAGCGGCCACGAATGCAAGCGTCTTTCACAAAATCATCGACATTATACATTTTTATTTTTCCTTAATTTTTATAAAACAGCACAACAAAAAGCACGCGCCAACGGAAGGCATTGCGCCACATGAAGACAACGGCTTGAAACAAATTCGTCTTCACGCAAAACAACCCAATTTAGTCGCATAAGCCCTTTTTCCTTTTCCTCTTCTTTTTGACATAATCCTAGCATACCTGTTACATGGGATAATTTTCTTTTGTCTTCTGTAAAATTTTTCATGTTCATAAATTCCGCATCATAACTATCTGTATCAGCCTGTGTAGGCACTATCACAAGGTTGTGGCGCTCTTGGGATAACCGCCTCAATGCTTTCCACCGGGTATTGATTTTATCACGTTCTGCCATGTTCCCGGTTCCCGGTTCATAATCCAAAATATCCGGATAGTCAATAATTACAATGTCCGGAATAAAATCTTTTTCTAATTCCCACATATCAAGAATCCCAGAAATACCAGCCACATTAATTGACATGTTAGGGTGGCATGAAATTTTAATATTCTGTAATTTTGGGGGCAACCCACAACTCCGTACAAATTTTTTCATTGCCTCTTTACTTGATTTTTCTGCAGCCATTTTCGAACAATTAACAGTTGCGGTCTCAATATCAATTTCGCCAGCGTCATTGCGAAAAATTCTTCTTGGTACTTCAATATTTCCGCATTGGTGTTGGAATTGTGGCCGTTTTGAGACGCGACATCCAAGTCTCCTGTATATTTGTGATTCGCTCATATCGCCAACTTCAAACAAGGCTACGGTACATCTATTCATTAATGCCCGCATCATGAATTCCACACACCAAAAAGTCTTTCCTCTTTTTTCAGGTGCGAGAATTGCAATCAATCCATCCCGTGAAAATGCATTTGAAAAAAATCTATTTGCATCCTTACTTTTGAATTTGAATAATGGTTTTTGTGATTCTGCATATGCCCTAGCCCATACATCATCATCATTGACTGGATCAGTACCCGCGCCCATTCCCACATTGACGGTGGAATAATTCAAAATTGCATTTTCAGCCGCTTCCTTTTTTCCATCCAGCAATGCGTCTTCCAGATCTTCTTTTGTTTTTTCCAGTTTTTGGAATGTTAAATATTCACCTAGGGAATCTAAAAGATATGGTACATTCAAAATCCCTTCATCATAATCATCCGAAAATTGTTCAAGCAAATCATGAACCGCTTCAACTATTTCCTCTTTGGCATTTCCCTTTTCAGACCATTTGTAATACATAGATTCTATATATTTGCCGGGTGCTTTCCCGTATTTTTCAAAATATTTTATACACCATTTCGCCACGATCTGGAGGTGTTCCGCACCTATCAATTTTACGTCGATAGCAGATATGGCTTGGCCAAGGAATTCCTTGGATACGATCATGGCCGTAATTAATTGTTTTTCAACTTTGGAATCAACTTTATTTCGACGCATATAAATGGCCCCTAACGAATTTCATTTATATAATTGGTAGCAATACCCTAAAAACTAATCGAAATGCCTCTGTGTTGTCTTGTGGCGTTATTTTGGTATATGTAAATCGGTATCAAGTGGCGTATGTTTGTTATTTGCCTTATTTTCGTTAAATTCCTAAGATTTCACGCATTTTTCGGTTTGGTCCAAAATTCCAATCTCGTAATTTTTTATTGAGATATCTATAGAAATGTTTTTCTCCTGCAAAAAATATTTTTAGATCCCTGCCCCAGTCTTTCCATTGGCGTACCTCTGAATTAATCCACATAATATATCCGTCAAACAAAAATCGATTCATAATTATATTTTCTTGATAAAAATCGGTATCTTGTTTTTTTATTTCTTGGCGTTCTACACACTCAGACATTTCATTTATAATTTTGTCTTTCCATTCATAAATATTTTTTGTGAGTTCTTCCCAGCCCGTTATGTTTTCAGTTGGATTACTAAAATTGATTTTCATTCGTTTACAAATAATTTTTTGATGTTCTGTCAATTCTATTATAGGATCTTCAATTTTTATTTTTTCAGCTTGGGATTTATCACGATGCATTGCTGCTTCAATTTTATTAAATTTTGTCCTGAATGATCGACCGCACAAAGCCACCGGGACAAACGGCGGTAGATATTTGCTTGAAGTATTACTGGCAAACGGATATTTTTTTTTGTCGAATTGGTGACAGTACCATTTTAAAACTTTTTTTATTTGTTCGTTTGGAATTTTATCAATGGTGTTGATAGATTTTAAATTTTTTGACCATGTAATGATTTTGGCATTTGTTGTTTTTGTTTGAATGGTATCCATTACTTTTGCAAACTTGGCAGCCCATTTAAAATATTTGGAATCCTGTGTTTTAGGCGGTCGTAACGCAGTTGCGACACACTTCTTTGTTTCTAATTCTTTACTATAATGAATAGAGTGGTCTGATTCGACCACTTGTGGGTGGTCTGATTCGACCACACTGGTCTGATTCGGATAGTCTGATTCGACCACTTGTGGGTGGTCTGATTCGACCACACTGGTCTGATTCGGATAGTCTGTGTGGATAGACTTATTTACCTCGTTTTTTCTACTTTTTAATTTTGTTTTTTCTTCTATATTTTTATTGATTAAGTTGTTTAAAAATTCTATATCAATAAAAATATAGCGACCGGGCTTACTTCCTTTTTGTATTGTTTTAATAATTTTTTTTGATCTCAAAATAGATAAAGCATGTTGAATTTCTTTATCTTTGAATGGTACTTGTTTCTGAATTATTTTATTTGAGCATGGAAAAAATCCATTATTATCTTTTTGTTGTTGATATAAATATAAACATAAAATATTATGAAGAGCTGATAAAAGAACAGATTCACGAATTGGGACTATACACATAAAATCATAAGCAGGTATGCGAAACCATCTACCATTATCAAAATACTGGGCACTACTAAAGCAATTTAATTTTTTCACAAAATCTCCTAACATAAATAATTTTTATTTGCACTAGATTTTTAATTTTGTGGCTCATTTGATTTCATAGATTCTATAATGGTTTTTTCTAGCAGAATTCCATCAACAAAGATCCAACGTTTAGCTGGAATTCCTTTTCGTTTAGTTTTGATAAATTTTAAGGATTTTAATCTTTTGATAGATCTTTGAATTACTATGGCGTTAAATGGTAATTCATTTTGGATTGTTTTTGTTGTACATGGGAAAAAATATTCGTCGTCCCAGTCTAATTCTTCTTGTATTTCATTCCAGTCATCGTCCCATTCATCGTCTTCGTCTCTTAAATCGTATTCTCTTTTGTATGCACATATTATATTGATTATGGTTGATAAAATTATGGAATCTTTACAGGATAGAATGTTTAAAAAGTTACGTGGAATTTCTACCCAACGTTGCATAAAAAAATAATCTTGTGAATTGCTCATAGCAAAATCTCCTGTAATAGAAAGCCTACCCCACTATCCCCCGAGACCGAGAAAGGGGATAGTGGAATAGACTTAAATAAATTTTTAGCAGGGATTCTCGGTCTCTGCTGGATTATTTAAAAACTGAGGTCACGCATAATATTATACGCGCATTCGTCTGAAATACTACCCGGATCTTTTTTTATTCCTGTAATTATTTCAGTATCACCCGGAAAAGGCGATAGCCACCTTGCCAATTGCCTCGCACGTGCCTGCGCAACCGGCTCAGAATCGAACATAATGTATCTGTGAGGGATTCTACGTAGGATGTGGGCTTGCTCTACGCTCCAATCAATTCCGAGCAATCCTACAGTACCCGGCCCCATACGCCATACGTCCGACGGCCCCTCCACAATTAGTACACGATCATTTATTTTTTCAATTCCATAAATTAATTTTTTTGGATCGTCCGTTAATTCTTCATTGCTGGATGTTTTCCATTTTGGTTTTGTCAGCAATCCAATTGCCCGCCCGGTATATCCTACGATCTCACTTTCCATATTTTTAAGTGGCGTGATAATACGCCAGCGCCATTCTCCGCTTAATGATTTTGTAGACGATAATTCCCATTCACTTTCCAATTTTTCAGGATTGAAATTTCTATCGGTCAAATATTTTTTATGTTCCTTGTACAATCCCTTTCTCATTTTGAGCGGTTTTTTAGCGGATCGTGAACGGGTTTTTGTTTGTGCCTTATTTCGTTGTCGCTGCCCGTCTGAATATTCTTCCAGTAATTTGTTGACATTTTCATGTGGAAATAAAGTGCGTAAAACTTTCCATGTACTTTTGCCACCACACCGCCAGCATGAAAAATAACCTGTGGCCAGATTAAATCCCAAGTGATATCCGTATGTCCCATCGGCGCAAAAGGGGCAATGAGTCTGCCCCCAACCTTCATGGGCATGGTGATGGCCAGATTCCACGAAAGGAATTCCTTTGTCACTGGCAAGTCTGGAAAAATTAAACATGGTAGATGTATTTTCGCATCAAATCAATAATGGCCTCTCGCATTGTGATCTCATTTTCAGCACACCGGGTTTTAAATTCCCTCCTGATTTCGTTTGGTATATTCCAGATAAGCAACTCTTTGCAATCATCTTCGCGCCTATTCTCAATATTTAAATCTCGTTCACGTGGCATGGTAAAATCTCCTATTTATTTTTTTGTTTTGTGGTTCAAAAGTTTTACAAGATTTCCTACATTCATCTTGGATTCTTTGACGTCTTCCCCATCAAGAATCTTGCCTATGATTTTTCTTTTTTTCTCAATCAGATCCCATATATTTAAATCAATCGTGTCTTTTGCCAGTATGTAATATACATTTATTTTAGTGGCTGTTTGACCGATTCTTCTTATCCTGTCCTCTGCTTGTGACATTTCCGCCGGAGTCCATCCCAACTCCAAAAATAACACGGTGGACGCCGCTGTAAGCGTTATGGCCGTACCGTCGGCTTTTGTACTACCTATATATAATTTACATTTTTTATCATTTTGAAATTTATCAACTTCAATTTGTCTTTGCTTGCCCTTTTGTTTTCCCCGCGCGGCTATCTTTTTATACCTATCCCAGAGTGCTTGGAATATTGATTTGTGGTGGACAAAGACAACTAATTTTTCATTTGTAGAATCTAAAAAATCATCAATCCATTGGAAAGCTGATTTCAATTTTCCTTCGGCTGCAAGTTTTTTTAACTGCCCAATACGTACAAGTGCCATTGCTTTTTTTGCACATCTAGCTTTATCAGTCCCCATTTGATTTTCATACCATTCAAGGAAATTATTTTTCGCATGTTCATATTCTTTTTTATTTTCGCATGATACTAAAATGGTTGTTCTACGTTTTTTTGGTAATTGCGTCATTACATCATCTTTCATTCGACGTATCATAAAATTCTGTAATCTATCATGCAATTCTTGGGTGTGTGAAGATCCTCTAAAATCCCACCCCCTACCTTGCCAACCTTTTTGCGGATCACAATAACGAAAGGCAAATTTCCAAAAGTTACTGAATTCGTTCGGCTGAATCATGTTTAATATGGAGAAAAATTCAACAGGCTTATTTACGATTGGAGTGCCGCTCATTCCAATTACATAGGATGCCATTTCGCTTAGTTTTTTACATACTTGTGTTCTGGTAATATTGCGAGTTTTTACATTTTGACATTCGTCAATTATCAGGGCTTGTGGTTTTAATTGGCATAACGTATCTTCCCACCATGGCAAAATATCAAAATTTATAATGACGATATCCTTAAGAATTGGTACAGGTTTTCGCCCTTCTAATACTTGGCAATCTAAAAAAGTATGAGTCTTTATTTCTGCTTCCCAGTTGAATTTTGCATTAGCGGGCGCTACGATAATTAGTGGCCGCGCCCCGGTCATCAATGAAGCCCATGCAAGCGCCTGTAGGGATTTCCCAAGTCCCATGTCATCGGCCAATAGTACCCGCCCATTATTTTTGCACAAAAACCGTATGCCCTCGAATTGAAATTTCATAGGCTTGGTCTTCATGACATCTTTTAATTTTGGGCGGTTGGTATTTACAGGCAATTTACAATTTCCTTTTTTACCCGGTCAACATCTTTTGTTGACCAATCTAAGACATTAACTAGATAATTGTCAACGGCTTTACGCGAGCTAACAGGCGCTGTGGTCGACATCATTTTTACCAATTCGTCCGGCGCTTCAATAATTGTTTTTATCATTACTGAGGCTTCGCTTCCAATTTCTTCAAGCAGATTTTTTAGCCAGATTGCTTTGTCAATAGCTTCCGGTTCCCATTCCGGGTCAGATTCCCGGTACAATAGATAGGACATATTTAGAGGACACATGTATTTCGTATGTTTTGTGCCCTTTCCTAGAAGTGATGATTTTACTATAGATAGATTTACAGGATTGGTTTTGTGTTTGTATCTACGACAGAAATTAACCATACCGTGATAAGCGCAAGTATAAATCCATGTTGACTTTTTCCCACGTACGGGATCATACTTTTCAGATTTTTTAATGACGGCTTGGAATCCCTCGGCCAGCAATTCTTCAAATTCAGCGTTTACCATAGCACCATATTTTTTCATGACATTGTGGGCAATTTTATAAATCATTTGCCCGTAGTCGTCCCAGATTTTTTCCCAATCCCAAACTTCTTTTTTTTGTATCCCCGTTATTTTCATAATTTTTTATCCTTTTTCGACCGCCGCCTC